AAGTTCTATGAGCCGCGCGAAATCACCTTGTCATGCTTCATCAAGGCGAAGTCAAAACAAGACTTCGTGCAGCGTTGTTCCGACTTTGAACACCTTTTCGACAAGAAAGGGACACAACGTTTGTCAATCAACGTTCACCCGGTCAAACCTTTGGTGTACGAAGTATATTGCAAGGATTCCATCACCATTTCAAAGACCTGGAACGAATCGTTGATGGTCGGAACGTTCAAAATCAAGTTGATTGAACCCGACCCCGTGAAGCGCGTCTTGAAACACACCGTGACATCCAACGAAACCAAGGTTTGCACAATCGACATCCTTTCGTTGAAGTATTGCAACATATATTGGGGCGATGGTACGGTTGACATGGATGTTGCCGGAAGTGATGAAGTGCAGCACATCACACACACCTTTGACAATACGGGCGAATATTTCCCCATTATCACGGGTTGCATTGACGAAATACAGAGTTTTGAAACAAACGCAATCATTGTATGGAACAAATTATAATGACGCGACCAAATGGAAACCGTGTGCCGATTGCAGTTCGGCGCACGGCAACTTCCATCAAGTCAGCAACGCAAACATGGAACTTGAACGGTGATGAAACAATCAACATCATCGTTGAATCACCATTTCCACAACAATACGAAATCGGCGACAAGATAACCGTTTTCGGGCGTAACTATACGTTGAACCGAACCCCGGTGATGAAGAAAACCGGAATGCACGATTTCCAATACACGTTGACGTTTGAGGGCGCGCAATATGACCTTTTGCGTGTTCTCTACAACTTGAACATCGAAACGACCGGGAACACACTTCAAGATGTCCAGGCGGAAACGTTGACGGGAACGTTGCAAAAGTTCATGCAAGTGTTGATTGCGAACGCGAACCGTGTCTTTCCTGGGAAATGGTCACTTGGCGCATGTCCGGAAACTGAATACAAGACAATCGGCTTTGACGGCGAAAATTGCCTTGCAGTCTTGCAGACCCTTTGCAACGAGTTTTCGAACGATGGAAAAAACGAACACGTTGAATTTGAAATCATCACATCGGGCGGCGTGAACACCATCAACATGAAAAAGGTCGGAACGGTCTTGCCGTACACGTTCAAGTTCGGACGCGGCGGCGGTCTGTATGAACTTACGCGCCAAAATGTCACATCATCCGACATTGTGACAAGATTGAACGTGTTCGGTTCGTCTGAAAATATTTCGTTCCGCTATCGTGCAAAACGTCTTTGCCTACCAGGAAAGAGCAAGATGCAATCTTATATCCAGGATGACAACGCCGTTGCAATGTATGGAATCATCGAGGGGCAAAAGGTGTTCGAAGCAATAAAACCGCATTATGACGGGCAAATCACTTCCATTGATTCCGGGAACATCTTGAAGTTCACGGACACGGCGTTTCCTTTCGACTTGAACGCAAAGTCCGGCGAAGAATATTTGTACCTTATCCCGAACGAATCGCCAAAGATTCACTTCAACACGGGAAATCTTGCCGGATATGAGTTCGAAGTGAAAGAATACAATCACGGGTCACACACATTCACGTTGAAGTCATTCCAGGATGACCGGGGTGATGTGTTCCCGAATGCTTCATCATCGGCGTTTCAGTTCGCGGCGGGTGACAAATACAAGATTCTTGGTGTCATTTATCCGGATTCCTTGACGAACGCGGCGGAACTTGAACTTCAAGAAGCGGCGGAAACCTATTATCCGCAAATTTCGCAACCAAGGGTTCAATATTCGTTGAGCATCGAAAAGAATTGCTTGAAAAAGATTGTCGGCGGTTCGGATGTCGTGATTGTGAACGCGTTCGTTCCTGGTGATTACATCCACATCGTTGACCCGGACATCGGCGTTGACAAGCACATCCGCATCAAGGGTTTCACCCGTGACGTTCTGAATCCGTACCAATATACATTGACGATTTCGGACACAACCAAGACAACAAGCGTTCAGACAACCATCTTGCAAGAATTGGGTGATATTGAAAACATCATCAACATCAACAACCTAAAAGACCCGGCAAGGGCAAGGGCGAATTGGCGTACATCACGCCAGGTTCTTGACATGGTGTTCGATGCTGACGGCGATTATTATTCCGAGAAAATAAAACCGCTTTCAATCGACACGCAAATGTTGTCAGTTGGTGCGAAGTCAATGCAATTCGGATTGGTCAACACCGTGTTCCAACCCAATTATTTGGGAAATGTCAACGTTATCCAATGGAAAGGCGGTGTCTTGACACATTACACCATCAACGAGGAACACGCCGTTTCTTGGGTGATTGCGGACGGTTCTTTGACGTTCACGGATAGCAACGCGGCGTTCTATGTTTACGCGAAATGTTCACGTTCAGACCAAACCGGAACGTTCTTGTTCACGCAAAGCCAAATCAAGGTTGAAAGTGATGCCAATTATTATCACTTCTTGATTGGTGTCTTGTCAAGCGTTGACCCGGACATTCACGCCCGTTCAATGTCGTTGACATACGGATTCACGACCATCAACGGACGTTTCATCAAGACCGGACGCGTTGAATCGGCGGACGGGTTGACATATTTCGACCTGGACAACGGAGAAATCGGCGGTCGCATTGTGTTCACCAGGAACGGAGAGGAAAAGACCCTTGCAGAACTTGGCGCGGAATCAAGTGAATCAAAGGACTTCATCAACAACACCTTGCCCGGCATCCTGGATGATATTCAAGCGCAACTTGACGGTCAGATTGAACAATTCTTCGAAACATACGACCCGACATTGAACAACGCCCCGGCGAACACCTGGACAACGACCGCGTTGAAAGAAACACACCTTGGCGATTTGTTCTACAACACAGACACGGGCGCGGTGTTCCGCTTTGTCAAGGAAAACGGGGCTTATAAGTGGCAACAACTTTCGGATGCAGAGGTTGCACAAGCGTTGGCACTTGCGAACGATGCCTTGGAACTTGCCAGGACAAAACGCCGCATCTTCACGTCAACGCCGTACACGCCTTATGAGGTTGGCGACTTATGGGTTCAAGGTTCTTCCGGCGACATCATGCGTTGCAAAACTGCAAGGTCAACGGGCGCGTATTCTTCAAGCGATTGGGAAAAGGCATCAAAGTACACGGACAATTCGGCGTTGACTACATTCATCAACGGTGCATATTCC